CAACTGTGCTTGGACTCTGCAAGCGTGTTTGGTCATAAGCCAGTGCATTGATATACACTGCCATGGCTGGAACAGCATTAACAGTATTCTCGCTGTTGTTACGAATAATCTGTGCTGCTTGACGACTTTGATCTCCGTACATGACTGGTACACGCTGTAGGCTAGTGACACCGTTACGGTCTTTACCAAATTCCACATAAAAATCAGACACCAATCGTATAAATTGGCTTATGAATCTACGAATCTGTCCGTCGTAAAAATAATTGCTGGGTGCTGTCATTAATTATCTGCTTTCGGTGTTAGCGCCTTGCTTAGGCTTTGACGTACAGGTACTTGTTTACCATCTTCGTTAGTGAACGTGCCACTTGCGTTAACAAAAGTACCCAGTTGTGTTTGATTGTTTGCACCCTGTGTAAGACTTGTACGCTGTACATCGTTAATGCTGACCCAACGTTTACCATCAAAGCGGAACACACGATTTGGTATGTAGTCGGTGCGTAAAAAGTATTCGCCACTGATGGCATTTGCTGGAAACATGATTCCAACACCCATGGCAACATCATTTGGTGCCACTGCTGCCCCAGTTAGATATCCCGGTAACACAGCACCAGCAGTGAGCACTCCTTCGTCGGCAGTGTCGCGTACATCATCTGCTCGATCAGTAACATCATCTGCAGACCTAGCTGGTTGATCAGGAAATCCACCATCAGGGGTAAGCGGTTTGATATAGAGACTGCTGGTATCGTATCCACTAAGTGGCACATTGGCTTCGCCTTCGCGTATAGTGGCATCGTTGACTTTTAAGTTGGTGTCTAGTGTACTCAATATCTGCCCAATTGGTGTTGTACTGTTGCCGGCTGTGATATTGTTGAGTATGTCTTTGTATTCTTGGCTGTCCACTAAAGGGTTCAATTTCACACGCCACAAGTGAGGCCACCAAGTGGGACTAAACCCCTCGCTAGCAAAGCTGGCATCGCCTACTACATAGTAGCGTTTTAGTGCAGCCGGCACATCTTGATTCAGTGCATCATAGTCGGTCAAATGTTGTAGTTCAAGCACATCGCCGTTCATGAGCTTGCGTCCAATCAAGTCCACCATGTCACGCAAATGGAACACCATGAAGATGGTGCCAGTTGCTAGAAACAGTCCAAATTGGCTTAGGTCAAAGTCCTGGTCTGCACGAGTATAGATGCCGCGCATTTTGTACAAGCTGGTGTCGTACTTGCGATCTCGGTTTTCCAGCCACAAGAGGTCTTGTATGTTTTGTTCGCTTTGATTGGTGTAGCTGGGCTGACTGGCACTGGTGCTAAAACCCACTGTGGTGCCAGTGGCAATGTTGGCTGCAATATTGGCGCTGAGCGTGACAGTTGAGGCATTTTTGGCAACAACATAAGTATTATTGGGTACATTGGTACAGGTCACAGTGTCCCCAAGATTGACATTTCCTGTGTCACTGACAGTTAGTACATTGGTGACCACAGTTGCAGGGGCAGTGGTAGTGATTTGCACACCCTGTGGATTGGTGCCCAAATACTTGTGACAAAGAATTCCGGTACCGCCAAGAGTGAACATCTCGCTGATACGGCGATCAAAAAACTTGTAATCATTGGTGTGTCTACCATCTTGCCATAAACTGAGTCTTGCCACGGTGTTGTCCTGTTTTGTATATTTACCACATTTGACAACGAATGATGTAGAGTTTATAATACCAGCATGACGCCGACACATTTAAAACACTACGAGCGCCTGCAAAAGTGCTTGAAAATGGTACAGGGTACCCAGGACATCAAAGCCCGTAGCACCTTGTACAAGATCTACTTGAACTGTAATGATGCTTACATTGCCATGGATCGTGAAATGGTGGAATGTAGGCGGTTGTCAAAAGTAACACATAAGTACACAGAACTAACTGAAAAGTTTGAAGTATGTGTTAACGAGTTTGAGCAGTGGTACCTAATGGCCACACTGATGTACTAACTTGACTCCAAATGGGTTTTGCGCTATAATAACAGCATGTATCAAGTAATAGACAAAGCAGGTGCGGTTAGGGGTGTGTTTGCAGATTTGGACACAGCAATGACTGCCGCAAAACTTGTAGATGAGTTTGTAACCATTAGCGGTAACGGATTTGAGATTTGTGGGATTTTTGGTGTAGACAGCGTACAAAACGGGCTCTGCCCCGATGGCGTTGTGTATGATTGGAACAAAGCCGGCCGCATTGGCCGCGTGAAAAAGGAACGTGTATAATGGCGGTTGTAGCTGGCATCAAGATCAAAAACAAAGCACCACGTCAAGTGCGTGTGGCATTTGCAGATGAAAAGTACACAGGCAGCGAGCCCGAGTGGCCCGCAGAAGCCGCAGACTGGGACAATGAGCGTTTTGACAACCGCCTACGCAAGAGCTTCTACTACTACAATTATTACTACAGTCAAAAAGACTGCAAGAAGTATGTGGTTGAGTGGCTGCAAAAAAACAGCAAACTTTCAATTGAAGAAGTCAAAGCGTTTAACCGTGCCGGAGATCGCTTGCTGCCCATGACAGTGTGCAGCCTTATCATGGCACACCGTGCCGGCATGCCGTTCCGTGGACGTCACATTGAGTTCATCATCGACAGCGTGATGGAAGTTGTGGCCAAGGCCGAACCCGAGCCCGTTGCAGAGATTGCAACAGCAGAACAAGTAGCCTACCGTCCCACTATTCAAGATCGACTTGCCGAACGCACAAGCGAGATCATCGGTGAGCTGGAAGGCATCTTTGACGATGTTGCAACTGGAGTCAAGAACCCAACTAAGTTGTATGACTATCTTGTTGCCAACAACGTGGTGCAAAGCCAGTTAGGAAAATACGAAGATGTTTATAAAACACGAAAAGCTGAACTTGAACTTGCAATATCCAAAAAGGATGAACAAGTTCGAGAGGGCTATAGCCATCTTAAGGCAGCTGACTTCAAGCGTATTATTGCTTGGATCGACGATCTCCTGGCCGCAGTTGAACAGTACCGCGGCGTTAAAAAGAGCCTCAAGAAGGCAAGAGTTAAAAAGGCTCCAAGTCGGGAAAAAGTGGTTGCTAAAATCAAGTACGCGAAAGATAATGCTGGCCTTAAGATTGTGTCAATCAATCCTGCTGACATTATTGGGGCTCAAGCATTGTGGGTATATAATGTTAAAACCAGAAAGCTGGGTCGATATGTAGCAGCCGCATATCAAACACTCAACGTCAAAGGAACAAGTATTGTGAACTTTGATACCGACAAGAGCGTATCAAAGACATTAAGGAAGCCCGAGGAAAAGTTGAAAGAGTTTGCCCGAGCAGGCAAAGTGCAACTACGCAAGTTCTTGGACGATGTCAAAGCAACTGAAACCAAGATGAACGGGCGCATTAACGCAGACATTGTGTTACTCAAAGTAGCCTAAACTCCCAATCCTGTTATAAATAGCATATAACAGGATTTTTTATGGCTGAATACAGCGACCCAAATGCTTCAACCTCTCCCCAAATTGACGGGAATTTAACAGTCTTTGGTAGCGTTAAATCTGCTACACTTTACAATCCCAGTACCGGGACTGGACCGGGACCAATTCAATTTGACCCCAGCACACTTCCCACAAGTGATCAAAAACGCAGTGAGATAACAGACTATATTCGTATGCGTCTAGGTGATGGCATAGTTGATGTTGAGCTAGAGCAAGAACACTATGCTATGGCCATTACCCAGGCCCTGATCAAGTATCGTCAACGTGCTGCCAACAGCGTGGAAGAAAGCTACTGCTTTTTGGATCTATTGCCTGAAACACAGGAATACATACTGCCTAAAGAGATTATGAACGTTAGAGCTGCCTTTAGACGTGGTATTGGCTCGGTTACAGGCACTACAGCAAGTCAATTTGAACCTTTTGCGTCAGGTTTCATGAACACTTACATGTTACAAGCAGGACGTGTTGGCGGCCTTACTAACTATGAATTGTTTGTGGACTACCAAAAGCTCAGTATGAAAATGTTTGGTGGTTTCTTGAATTATACCTTCAACCCCACAACCAAGAAGCTGACCATTGTACGCAAGATGCCTTACGGTTACGGTGGATCAACTGGTGGCGGTGGCGGGACTCAGAACCCATTTGAATCTGTACTGCTCTGGATTGATAACATCAAACCCGACAGCATGATACTGAGCGACACCTACAGTTTCCCTTGGATCCAAGAGTATGCCTACAGCTTCAGCAAACGTCTACTAGGACAAGCCTACAGCAAGTTTGCACAGATTGCTGGCCCACAAGGTGGTACGAGCTTAAACGGTGCTGCAATGATTGCAGAAGCCAATGAAGAAATGACACGTTTAGAGTACGAGATTGTGAACTATATTGACAACGGTAGACCTCTAACTTGGGTAACTGGTTAATGCTAGCCAACGAGATCATCAATGAAGCAACAGTGGGCACTTTACACCTGGGCCCAATTGAAGTGCGGGTTGACGATCATGCACTTGATCGTACAAAAACTCGTGGCGTTTATCCTAGAGGTGTTGACTACACTCTTAAGCGCTTGTCCAAGATCATCAACAAACTTGAACGGGTTGAAGTGGGACAACAATTTTGGGTTTATGATTGGACCAGCGAAATCAGTCTGGGACTGAGAAGAGTCAGCTCTGATCGATTGGTGTTCATTTTAAAAACAGTTTATCCAGCACGGGCATCAAGAACACCAAACATACAAAAAATCATAGACATCTAACTTGACTTCAGTGTTACAACTACGTTAAAATGCTCTGTAATAGGAGCATTTTTTATGATCATAGGCATTTGCGGATTTATTGGTGCAGGCAAAGACACAGCGGCAGACTATTTGGTTAACTTTCACGAATACCGTAGAGAAAGTTTTGCCAACACACTCAAAGATGCAGTGTCGGCAGTGTTTGGGTGGGATAGAACCATGCTGGAAGGGCGTACCAAACAAGCCCGTGAATGGCGTGAACAAGTGGATGTTTGGTGGGCAGAACGCCTGGCAATGCCACACTTGACGCCACGCTGGATTCTACAGTACTGGGGTACAGAAGTTTGTCGCCAAGGCTTTCACGACGACATGTGGATTGCCAGCTTGGAAAACCGCCTACGTAAAGCGCAGGACAACGTTGTTATCAGTGATTGCAGATTCCCTAACGAGATTGCAGCCATCCAAGCACAGGGCGGAAAGATCATTTGGGTTCAGCGAGGGCTAACCCCACACTGGTATGACGTTGCCAGTCTGGCAAATCGCGGAGATACTAAAGCTAAAGAATGGTTAAAAACTGAGGGTATTCATGCTAGTGAGTATAGCTGGGCTGGAACCTGCTTTGATGCAGTTGTAGACAACAATGGCACTATTGATGCACTATACAAACAACTTAAAAATCTGGCACAAGAGGACTTGATCGCCAAGGCAAGCGTGAACGAGCAACCTCTTGAACACAGTTTAAGCACACAGTCTTGAGATTGAAGTGATTGTTATTTTTTAAGTTACCGTCAAGGTAATACACCGCTGATTGTTCCACCGGGAACCTGAACTTGAAGCCGCATTTTTCACACTGCGGCTTTTTTCTATATCCACTTTTGTACCAAGCCGGGGTACGGTTGATCTTTTTGCCCTCACGACTACACACATCGCACTGTGATCTATAGTGTGTAACATCTTCTTTGACATAGTTGACTGCAACTGGTCTTTGGTTGCAAGTGGGGCATATCTTTCTTTCCATACTGTATTTAGTAGTGC